TGGACGAAAAGGCATTCGCTGACGGGCAAATGGAAACTTTAATATTGTTTCCGAGACTGCCGCCATACCGAGCCGCCCACATTCCAAACGTTCCCGATCCATCAAGATAATCAGCTTCATAGAGGTCTTCAGTTTTAATGAGGACCGCAGCTGCGCTGTTGGCAGTCGCATTCCGTGTCGCAGTGTTGGCAGCCCGAACCACTCGAAGGTTATTGCCATACGCGAGAAAGTTTGCAGCACTAAAGAAATACGAATAGGTATTAGCATTAGGTTCGCCAAATCGCTCAACAAGACGAGTTTCGGAATCTATAAGAATACGCTCCCCAATAGGACCCCACTGAAAATTACCTGCAAATGCGCCACCAGTCGTGGCAACAGCAGGAATGACGGTTGTTAAATCGACTTCAGAAACCGTTACGCCTGGTGACAACATGAATGCCATAGGAGACTCCTTGTGTTATGCAAAATCGTGGTAATACGTCAAAACTTGCGCCATAGTCGCTATATCATATTTATAAATTACTATATTTGTCTTCTAGCACATCGTGAACGGTTTTACCGACTGGAATCCACAAATCTTCATCAATAACCTCTGGTTCATCTTCGATGTGCTCTTCGTGTCCGCGAAATCCAAATGACAGCCAGTCTGTGTTCTCATTTTCACTTTCCAGCGTTCTTCGAATGTCGGTATTATGATTATCTCGAAAATATCTTTGTGAAGCTAGCCATCCAAATAGCACCAAAGTCATTACGATATCGTCATGATACCCCTCATCCGCTTTATAAGTGTTACCTTGTTGGGTAAACGTAGATAGTTCTGAAATAGTCTCAAAATCATGAATAAGAAGTTTTTCCCGTTCAATAAGAGTTTTAAGGTTAGAACACCCAATTCGTTTAACCGGTTCTGTCATGCGTAATCCCATTAACACTCGTCGTTTGAATCCCGAAGAAACTTTTGTGCCATTTTGTAGAAAGCCTTCTGTTCGAAACAGATTTTCATATTCCAAATCATGATGAAGCGATTCAGCTACTTGAGTTCCAACATCATTCAATTCGATTAGAATAAATGCTCGATTATAGTTCGTCCCCACGGTAGAAATAATCGTCGGCAATAACAACGGAGGAATCGTTGCATTTTGATACTTGGCAACTTGACGATACGGCATCGCCGTAATGTCAAACACGCTAAACGCCGACGCATCTTGATCTAATCCATGAGACACATCACACGTAATGATATAGGTGTGCCCCTCAATTGGATCTTCATAGATATTTAGGTGTTGTTCTTTACGTATGGGGACATGATAAACAAGCTTGGATAATACCGATCCAGCGATCAGAGTATCCGATGACCCCAAGAAGTCACACAGCACTTCCTGTCTAAATTTCACATCCCCCAAAACTTGTAATTGCTTTTCCATCCAATCATGATCTCGTTCTGGGTGTGATTGCCATGGAAACGCGAGTGGTAGAAATCCGTTTCGCTTTTCTTCTGCATCTATCCAGAACTTATAAAAGTGATTCAATCCATTGGGGGTAGACGCGATGAGAATCTTGGTTTCTTTACCAGACGAAATTGTGGGGAATATTGAAGTAAAAAACTCATCGGCGATATTATTGTGTACATGCGCAAATTCGTCTAAAAACACCAAACTCAAAGAATACCCACGAATACCAGATGAACTGGTTGCAGCTGCTAAGACTCGTGATCCGTTCTCTAAGGCAATAGAACCTTTGTTCCATTCGACGACACCCTGTTGAAGCCAAAGCGGCAAATGTTCATAAGACAATTTAATACGTGACAGAATTTCTCGCGCGATTGCTGCTTTGTTTGCTAAAATAGCACAGACCTTATTATCATGAAACAAAATATACCACAGAAAGAACGCAGCGGTAGTAGTGGTTTTCCCCATCTGACGAGGAAGTCGCACAATCACTTTGTTCTCTTTCACAAACGAGTTGATGATGTGTTTTTGAAATTCAAACAAATCAAAAGCAATGAGCCCGCGATCTACATGAACAATTTTTACATACGTGCTAATAAAGTATTCACAATCCGCCGCGCAGCGTTGATATTCCTCAACTTGTTCCCGTGTGAAAGCCACAGGAACTCCTACACATTTCAGATTAGGATTATTAAGATATGATTCGCTCATGATTTGAGATGGTCCCGCAGTTCTTTCGTGGTTCCCACAAACACCGCATTTTTCACTTGAATGGGTGCATTCTCTGTGGGTGCAGTTTTCTCTGAGAGTTCCATTTCTTTCTTATGGATCTCCATTAAGTCTTTATTCAAATCCGACATGGTTTTCATTAACTGAGTTGCGACCTCATAAGCACGAGGATGTTGTGAATCATTCGCAATTCGAATGAGATTCTGAAGCGTCGGAATACCTGCATCAATCAGTGCGCGGATATTCTCACGCGCATACGTTGCATCATTCGTCTGAGTGCCATCGGTGGCTACTGGTGCTGGCACCGTGACTGATGGTGGAACGGGCGACAGAGCTGTTCTGTCTAAAATTTCTGCTATAGTATCATCCGTCATAGTGTATCAGGAAACTCAGTTAATTGTTCAGAATAACCAAAGTCACTGCTTGCGTTCGCTGATAGAGGATCTTGTTGTATCTTAATAATAGCTGTTTTAATTATACTGACCTCTGTGGTGTTCGCTGTCGCGCTTGCATGCGAAGTATCGCCAATAATAACATCATGAACATTAAAAACATCGGCACGACTTCCCCCTACAAGTGTGAGTTTTGTTCGTGGGCGGTCCCAAGCAAGCACTGTTCCCACTGCAGTTGCAAAGCCAGCAGAACTGGCATGCGAGTGAACATTAGATGTAGTGTGCCGATGAGAACGGACCGTCTCACCTTCAATAAAGTCTTGAGTGCTGATATGCGTAACATAGACAATCTGTGCCTCAAGATTGCGCGAATCATTATAGAGATTGGCAATCACGCCACCCGTATTGCCACTGTTTGAAGCATCCCCCATAATGATACCCGTATTCGCTGAAGGTCCAAAGAAGTATCCCTTAAGAGTAAAGTTAAATTGCCAAATAATCAATCGTGTGCTACCAGCCCCAGCAGGACCCTCATAGTCAATGGTTTGACTCACCCCCGTAAGGTGAATGGGAATATCGCGTTTTAACTCCATGTCGGGCACTAATGTAGCACTTACGATAAAGTCGGGCTGAAAATAGGGCAAAATTTGTTCTGCGATTTGAGTGCCATCTTCAATATTACGCGCATAGAAATTCAGTGTAAAGTCAATATTGTAGGGAGCACCGGTATAGAGACCTTTTACTGAATTGTTTGCTGCTGGTGGTCCATGAAATCTCAAAGCATTCTGTTGTTTTCGTTCGGGATCATAGGTGATACGATCAATCTCAAACGATAGTCGCGGCACAGTGACCATAACCGATTTCGTCAAGATGGGGTCTGATTGAATTCGTGTCAACCATCTTTCTTTAGGACCATACGCCAGCGGCACCTTAAATGTTTCTTTTTGTGTACGATCTTGCGTATACCGTGTCAGATAGAGTCCATTAAAAAGTGTTCCAAAGATGACCACATACTTGCGTATGAGCCGATGATAGAAATGGGTAAACATTAGAACGAACCTTCACTAAACGGATTCGTCTCCGAAAAGTCAATGATACTGTCCGCTTCTTGCTGAATGAGTTTATTATCAATGACATCTTCAGTGGCGAGTTCCAACGGCGTATTTGTGTCTGTTGAGGTTAACGTCCAGGCAGCATTACTACTTGCACCACGAATCAAGACATTAGAGGTAAACGTTCCCTGAACACGAATGGCATCAATCGTGCGAGTGCTTGGAGTCCACTTGCGTACAATTGCTTGCACAGTTGCGGATGCGAGATTCGCACCCTGATAAATGATTTCAGTATTGCTGGAATCAAAGGTTCCCGATCCACCAACAGCCACCACGAAATTAGTCCCACGATACAGATCAAGAATTTGATCGTCGACTTCATCAATCCCTGTTTCAATGATTTCATCTGAAAAGACAAATTGTTTCAGACGTAAGCTATAGACATAGACATTTCCGCCACGCCCACGCCCCAACGTATACATCATGGCTTGATTGTTTTCATGTTCAACATGAGTGATTTCAAAAAAGTTTTGCACTAACGGCACATACACCAAGTCACCCTCGCGCGGCCGAGTCATATTTGGTACATTTGTTTTGAATCGACGACGCGAAACTAACAGACCCACTTCATCACGAATTTCCAAACCAAATTTGGAGATAAAGTCACCCTCACCCTCCATGGCGGTAGTGTTCTCCAAATACATCTCTATCGCATGGGCGGTGACATATTGCTTGGTGGGATCTTCGCCGTAAAGAGTATCTATTCCAAGGGTGGTGTTACTACGATCCGTGCGAGGCAAATAATACACGGGCATGCCATGAATGCCCAGCGTCTCAATGACCAAATCCTCAACAAGCAGTTGCTCATTGGTGACATGATCATTTGGGAAAAAATTAAAGTGTGGGTTAATCGACATATTAGCCTAGAAACATATCTCCAGGCAACACATTCATCTGGTGCATAGATTCTTCTAGGTCTTTAATCTCGGTTACAGCTTCGTCATAAATCTGTTGTCCATTAAGCATTACGCCACCAGGCATTTGTATGCCACTGAACTTTTTGAGATTCGTACCCCATTGCTTTTTCAACAGGGCCGTCGCATATTTTTTCAAAAATCGGTCATTCCAAATATCAGCATATCCCGGAATTGTCGCAGTTAGTCCTGACGCAGTATTTGCAAACGCTGTAACTGTTTTCATGATGGTGGAAGAACTAATGTTAGCAATCGTCGCTTGAGTGTTGCCGATGTAGATAATGTCCCCTTCGATAAAATCTAAATCAATCGTGGTGCCAGTGCCTGTCACGGTATTAGAATTTGCCGTAGTTGCGAAGGTACCAGTGACAGTCACCAATTCTCCATTGAGACGCCGATAACATTCTAAAATGACCCAGGTACCTGGTTGCAAATCTCGTACCCAGTCCTGATCAATATACACTTTATTCAGATGACGATTGAATCGAAATTGAGGTGTTCCAGAGAACAACAAATTAAGCGTCCGCAGATGCTGCATCGTAATCTCATAAGAGACATACGACACCGAAGTAAAGTCATAGAGATCATGCAAACGTAACTGATACCGAAGATCAAACATATTGACACTGGCATTGCTCTGATCAAACGGAAAAATTCGTGTTACACCGATGATTGAGTCGGGGCAATAAATCCAGCGACGAGCGTAATCTTCTGATGTAATCTGATGAGTGACAAACACTCTTTCCGTGCCGTTATAATGATAATCATCCCAAAAGAGCTTGGCGTCATCGACTCTATCGCTAATCTGATCGTTATCCAGATTCACTTCAATGACAGGGTGTCCCAGTTGTCTAAGACAGTAATCAATAAATTGTGCGCGTGTTTGTGGTTCTGACATAGAACTCCTCAGAAAAGAAAAGACAATTCTCGAAGTATTTATACTTTAGGTCTGTTGGGGTCATCCATCAAATACCCTGTTTTACTACAGTATTTCTTGGTGGGGTCAAACCGATCATAGTTGAATAGGTGCCAGTTAGGTTCGCCTGGGCAAATGCGTTTCCCATGAAAGTAATCCCCAATATGCGTAATCAGCGGGGTCCCGTCAGACTGCTTGACTACAGCCGAACACGCGCCGGGGTGTTTCCAGTTTAGATATTGAAAAACCATCCCCTCATTAAGATTGAACCGATAATAGTCCACGAAGGGTTCGCGCACGACCCATCCTGGATATAGGCTCGCAATAATCGCAAAGACATCACGGGTACGTTCAAACCGATAGGCTAACCACGTTTCATCGGTTTCACGAAGTGGTCGTGGATCATCCCAGGTATACCATGGCTGTCGCTTAAGTACCGTTTGAACTATCGAGGCATCGGACTCCATTAGCCCGATCAAGTCATCAATCTTGACGGGTTGAGTAATGACAACATCGTCTTCTTGATGCCAAATGTAATCGTATTGCCGATCACGAATAAGATTGAAAAACTCGGTCCATGTTACCGACAATCCCCTGTTTTCTTCATGGAGA